CGTCCCAGCTTCCTGTGTATTTTCTTGTAATTGGGTCGTAATTTGAAGGAATTTTTACTTTCAAAAGATCTACTTCATACGTTCTGGTAGGAATAGAACTGAAGTATTCAGCTTCAAATTTACAGCTTACAATTGCACTATTAGGATATCCATATTGATCTTCATAGTATTCTATCAAACTGTCGATTACGCTTTGATCTGTTCTATCGGAATTTATCGAGTCGGAAGTAAGCCTTCTTACCTTTATTTCAAAACCCATAAAAGTTGGGTCATTTAAATCTTCTTGAGTTAGTCCTGTGTCAAATGAAAGAGCTTGTATATATCCTTGAGATATTTTACCTTTTATAGTTTTAGCTACTTTTAAATTATAATCCTGCGTTCCATTATTTCCTTCTGCATTTGAAAAAAGTTTTCTTGAAAAAATTTCTATTTCAACTTCAGCTTCTTTTGTATCCCCAAATCCTTTTCCGACTGGTGCGCCGGGAGGATTTGTTCTTGGCCCAGTTTTATTTATGACTCTTAATGCATTGAATCTTATGTTTACTTGCGCTCTGCTGCAAAACTTGTTTAGAATTCTGTAATATTTCGAAAACGTGTCTTCTCCAACATCAGGATCAACTTGTGTTGAGCCATCTTCAAGAACAATGATGTTTGGCCCTCTTAATCTTTCTCCGATTCTTCTTACAATCGAAAGTCCGTTTCCATCTGGATTGGTGATTTGCGTTTCTTCAGAAGGAGTTGGGCCACCTTTTGATTCTGTAAAATTGATTTGTTGAAAATTAAACTTGCCATCTCCATCTACAAGTGGAACATCGTTTAAGTAAACAGATTGAAGGTTGTAGTATGTTCCTTCGCCAAGCGCCACTCCGGGGTTTTTGATAAATTCAGAAGAATAATATCCTGTTTGACCCTCAAGGCCGATATGGTTATAATAGCCAGTAACAAGACCTTGGATTTCTCCTTCTGACAAAAGGTCGGATACCCTAATTTTTGTGAGAGAAACGGCTCTGTCAAATGTTTGAGACGTTGCATTTGGGTTTTCTTTCTGATTTAAAACGCCTTCATCTACTTCTTGGGGGTCTCTAGGATCTGGGGGTGGAGGTGGGCCACCACCTTGCCCTTGATAAAAGATAATTTCCTCGTTTTCTTTTGATTCGTCTTTTTTCATCAAGAGGTTAATGGGTTAGTGTCTGCATCTGCGTAAGTGATTTCGTATGTAGCGTCAATAGATTGGCTTCCTATTTTAAGGCGACCATATCCAAAGGGTACTCCTCTGCCTTCGCCTTGCACGTTTTCTGGGCCGTTAAACAAATAAGATCTTCTGCCTCCTGCTGTGCCGGTATCTTGAAAAGCTGCAAATTCCGGCGGCTTGGACAAAAGCACTGATATGCCAGCAGCTAAAAGACCGAGTCCAGCGACTATAGCTGTGCCAGCCCCTATTCCAAGTGTAGTTGCAGTTGATAGACCAGCTTGTGTGGCACCTTGAGCCATAAACGCGCCGAAACCAGCCGCACCAACACCAGTTGCTATTAAAACTACTGCAACAACAACAAGTAAAATTGCAAGAAAGTTATTTCCAGAACCTTGAATTACTGGTACAATGTCTATTGTATCAAGATTTTTTCTTTCTATTACAATTTCTGAACTGTTTACTTTATCAACACTATCAATTTTTTTATGTTTTGACGCCAAATCTTTTCCATTTACAAGAATTCTATATTCATTATGAAAGTTACCGTCTTTCATAAAATATTTACTCAGCTTTTTGCCGCTTATTTTATTTACAGCCTGAAGAGCCTCTTTGACAGAGTCTACAGACAAATTATATTCTTTGCCCATATGCTCGCCAAGTTCTCCATGAAATTTTATTTTTGTAAGTTTTTTCATAGTAGACTTTTGTGTCTTAAAAATTTAATTTCTCCGTTGCTTTTGCTTTCAAACTCTTGCATTGAACAAATTGCAGAAATGCCGTTTCTTGCATAATCTAAAACTTTATCTTCTCCCAAATAAACAGATATGTGGCAAAAGCCTTTGGCAAAATTGTAAGAATTAGACAGTATTATGTCATGTTTTATTGGGTCGCTCACTTCAATAAAATTTCTATTTAAGTAAAAATCTACTAAAACCATCGCATCTTCATTTTGCCAATATTCTTTGCACTTTTTGATAAAAGCTTTATTGAATCTATGAAACCTGAATGGGTGGTTCATAGTCGGAAAGTCTATGTTTAATTCTTTTTTATAATAATCCTGAGCTAAAGAAGAGCAATCGACAACACCGGGAACCAATGTCCTGCCGATGTAAGCGAGTTCTTTTTGCGGAAGAAAGCACTTGAATTCGTCAGTCAAAACATTGTATAATACATACTTTGTTTGAGTTTTTGTGGAAACTTGTTCATCTGCATCTGAAAAAGTAGCATATTCGTCTTTACAATGAGAATGAAAAACAAATTCGACTTGCTCTTTGTATTTTTCTGACTCTGATTGTTGAATTGCGAAGAAATTTATTTTATCAGAAGATTTATTCTCGCAGAAAACAACTTGGCCATTTTTAAGACCAAGACCACAAGCTTCTTCTGGGTACTTTTCTAAACAATACTTTTTGATAGTTTCTTTCTGACTTTCAGTTAAATCGTCTTTTGGATTTTTTGAGACATACAAATCAATTGAGTCTTCTGACTCATCTGGTCGAATAATTTTAAATTTTTGATTTTTTCCGCTGAAAATGATGAGCGGCATTTGATAGTTTTTTTGATTGAATTTATCATTGAGAGATGCTTCGGAAAAACTATCTGGATGAGAATGATAAACAGCCCAAGCTCCAAGATCTTTGGCTTTCAAGTAGTCAACTGGTGAAATTGTAAAATTCGAAATTTTATCTTTAGCTTGATTGTTGCATTTGAGTATCGTGTCTGGTAAAACAAAGCCGCAACATTCTTCTGGATAAATTTCTTCAGAATGTTTTTTGATTTCTTCTTTTTGTTTGTTAGATAAAATCATGTTTTATTAACTGCTGGAAAACCTCCGTATGGCAAAACTCCTTGCCATCTAAGTTTGCATCCTTGGACGCTTTTTGAACATTGATCTGCTATCCAATAATCAGTATTTGGTGGAGCGGCGTCCAAACTCGGAGCATGTTCCACTTTGCATACAAAGTGGTATTCTACCCCATTTTTTGTTATAAATACCATTTCTCCAACTGTATAATTTGACCCTTTGTTTTTGTCCCATAAACTTGGTGCTGGAAGATTTGCATTTAACCTTAAAATTCCATTTTGGTTGGTTGGTGATTCATCAAAAATTCTTTCATTTAAATCGTTAGCAACTGGTATATAATTTGAATTTTTAGGCTTTAAAATCCCACCACTTGTAGTTCCGTGTGTACTAGCTGATAAGTTATTAGTATAACAACATCCTTCTCCTCTGTATTGCCACTGACATCTATCTTGAATAACCAGTCTTTTTGGAACGCTAAAATTTTCCAAGTCAATGGAACTGGTCATTTCAAAAGAAAGAGTTTGATTTGACTCACTAGTTTTTCTGTCGATATAATAAATATCGTAATTTAAAATTGCATTTGGATCTGGATCGTGATTTTTTATAAGTGAAGTTAAAAAAGAACTGTTTTTTCCGTCTGGATCAGAGCCGTCAATAAACTTTGCGAAAGTTCTTATTCGTGTAAATTTTGCTCCGGTTAAATCACCTATTTGAGCCAAAACTGTTTTCAGTTTAGAAAGAGCGTCTACTCCATCTGATTTTACAGCAATAGACATTGTTGGCCTCGGTAGCGAGCCTTTTGTTGCTAGCTCAAATCCTTCTACTGCTACAGGAGCCGCAATATACTCTTTATCGTTAAAATAAATACTTCTTGTTGTTAATGATATAGAGTTGTGAAATCTGAATATTCTATCGTTTTCATTATCTTCGGTTGAATTTCTAATTCCTAAATCAAATTGAATATCAGAAGTATCTATTTCAAAGAAGTCAATTACAGCAGAAGGATCGATAGAATTGGCTTCCTTGGCAACTTTTTTGATGCTGCTTCTAGCTTCTGCCGATGTCATTGAGTAGTCAGCCATTTTATACTGGTACTTCCGTAAATTCTGCGTTTATGGAAATATTATTGTAAAATTGAGATTGTTGCGTCCAGTTCATGCACATGAAAAGCCTCATTGTTGCGTATGGCTCGGGTGGAGTGAACAAAAATGCCTCTGATCCATTTCTGGCATTCAAAAAATGCAAAATAGCTTTAGCTTCTTTGGCGGATCTATTTTCAAAAGCAAATGTTCCTTGTAAAAGAATATTGTTTACAGATTCTGGAATTCTTTGCTGGTATCCTTCTCCGAATTGAGTAATTTTTGTTCTTGGTTGGTTTTGTATGCTCGCTCCATAAGATGGTGTAAAGAAAAAATGTGGCCTTGTAGCATCAGTTGTATTAGTGTTTGTAATTACTGTTCCGAATGGATCAGTGGTGTGTCCACCAAAATTATCTGTGCTGAAAGAAGCTGCTGAACTATCTCTTGTAGCATAGTATATTTTGTCATTGTATTTGACAATGTCGTACTTTGTATAAGAAGTTGCCGCCGCCCACTCTGATACTGGACTGTATATAGATAATGCCATGACCTTTTACCTTGTTATATTTTACACGTTTTTTTTATAAAATACAAGTGTAATTTTAAAAGGATGGCTTTATACAAACTAACAAGAGAAGACCAGCATTTTTTTATAAATACTGGGGAAGTGTTTGGAGTTCAAAGTGTTTCAGCAAGCTTTGAGAATCCAACGCAGACACTAGAATTTATTGGGATGGACAAAGGATCTTTGATTCCTGCTGGACCAAGAAATGGTAGCGTGAGTGTATCTCAGTTTTTAGTAACTGACGAAAGTTTTCTTCAATACACTGGAGACGTAGCTTTTAGTGGGTATTTGCTTAAATCTAGAGAGGATTT